CATTAACCTGTTTGACTTCAGCCGATGCTTGCGATGGAACTGCCTCAGTCGGTAAACTTTCAGGATATTGATTAGGATCAATCCCGATTTTTTCAAGTAACCACTTTTTAGGTGCAATCTGTAAAAGTGTTTGCTCGCTAAATTCAAATCCTATCGGCTCAACAGGAACGATCTTTGCCTCAACACCTGTGATCTCTTTGAAAAGCAATTCTAGCGATTGTTGCTTATCATTTGCATATGTAGCTTTGAATATCTCATAAGCTTCACGAATCTCACTACGACCACCAAGCTGACCCTCTACACGTACACCGAAAAGCATCGGACTTACTACCTGATGTCCCGCAAATAATTCTTGCTGAATACTCTTTGCAAGTATATCGAAATGCTTATCTAATTCTGTACTGCTAAGGTCATCCAATTGCGGACGCTTACCAGGATCTTTACCGAAATTCAAAACGATATTACCAGCGTTCTCACTACCTGTAAACTTGCTCTTAAATCCTTTCTCAATCTCTCTCTTTTCCTCTTCGGTAGGTATACCCTCAAAAAAGCTGATCATCTTTGAAGCAAACATCCCGTTCGTGATTGTTGACAAATGATATTTGCTTATCTCAATATCTGTCTGAATAGCATTCAAAGCACCCATGTAACCAGGATAGCTATAAGTTTCAACACCTGGACGATATTCTTTGTAGTAAAGTATCTGCGTTTGATTGCGAAGCATCTTTACATCCTGATTAGGGTTGTAAGCCAAAAATACTTTCGGTTCATCATTTTTTTTGTATGTATCCCAATCCTTAACAAAAAACTGAGTATTGTCTTTATTGCTCCTTACCTTATGATATGGCACGTGATAATAAGCACCGATCTTACCAAGCTCATTGTACTGAACCTCAATATAACAACCTCCAAAAACCTCGATGTCTGTACAAACCTTTTTCAATAACTCATTTGAATTCTCATAAGCATTTGCCTGAGTTACATTATCAAACCCCTTACCTATGATGTAGTTTACTTTGCCTAAAACGATACCATTATGCTTACTACTTTTATTAAACATGTTAAGCAGCATATTTGGAAACTTATTATCCTCACCAAAAAGAACCCATCCTTTATTTGGTAGCTCTTTCATAACGGGCACCTTAACATCTGCAAACTTGATAAAGGAAACTCTATTCTGCATCATAAACTTTGAAAGTTGTGTTATTATTGTATGCTGTAGTGTTAACGCTGTCGGTATCTAATAAATACATTAAACCAGTTTCAACGATGCCACCTGCTAAGTCTTCATCTATATTGCTCACACTCATTTGCTCATAAACTTTATATGTATACCACCCCTCTTCCTTTGAGCTAAAATAAGTATTTACAACAATATCAAACTCGTTAAATCTATCTTTGTACAAACTCTGATCAGCGGAATTTACCAAAACAAACTTTACCTTTTCGTTCGTTGATCGCGATTGAAAAACAAAAAGAAAGTTAGCATCTAAGATAGTCTGCTTTTCTTTCAATGTAACGTAAATAGTTGCAGTCGTTCCTTTTGTAAATTTCAGCATCTTTAATAAATACCTATTAACAAAAAACGCCCGCCCGAAATCAGGCGAGCGCTCTAATCAATCACTCTAACAATTAACCAGCAGTTTCAAGGGCCGCAGCTACTGAGCTATTCACTTCAAATAGCTGATCGGGTTCTTTACCCATGAAGTTCAATGTATATCCTGAACGATCACCGAATGCTGTTCCGCTTCCGCTTTCAGATGCACCCATGTCGATTCCTCTTTCCTTTCCAAGCATCCAATACTTATTATTGTTATCCTTTACAACAGCGATCAAAACATTTTGAGCTAACAATTTAAGCTCTGTATTGATTGATGCAGAAAGTTTGTTTACAACTATTGTAAGGTTTTGCTCAAAGAACAAAGTACCGTTTTCAGTTGAAACTTGCGGATTGTGTGTAAAGTTTCCAGTTTCTTTTGGAAGTTCATATTTCCAGAAACGCTTACCGCTTGCTTTTGTCAAACCTGTAACCACACCAGATGCAGTTGCAACGCTTGAAACGTTTGCTTTTTCGATAAAATAAACTTCGGTAATACCACCAGCCGAATCTTTACAATCTAATGTATAACCTTGTGTTAGTGCGCAGGGCATATCTATTTTTTTTAATAAGGGAGGAGTTTTATCCCCTCCCTATTGATTAACTAATTAAGCTTCGAAACGTACAACTTCATCAGGGAAAGCCAGCTGCACACCAATTTTCAGAGAAGTGCTATACTTCACGTTACGATCATCTTGGCTATACCACATTTCAAAACGAGACTCTTCACCTTCAATATCTGTCCCTAAAAATACGTTCGACATTCTCATTGCATAAATGTCATTAGTACCATTTAAGCCGTGAACAGGAACTACCTTATAAGATGTACCGGGAACCAGGAACTCAGAATCTGCAGCGTTATTTGTAGAACCTGGATTGTAATGAAACAAATTCAGATCAACATACTTCTGGATCAGAAGAGTGTAAACATCCCATCCGCAGAAGATACGAACATCTGCTTTACCTTTTACAGATGCAGGGAGAGCATTGATAACCGCAAGAACAGCTTTCTGTGCTTTTTCCATTGTGTCAATACCTGTGATAGGAGCACCTGTTCCGTAAAATCCTGTAACGTTTGCATTCACAGATGTACCTGCATCAGCGATATGCTGGCGAATACCTTTGAACTTATTTAAAAGTCCGTTTGTTCCACCGTATCCTGAACCTGTTGCAGTCCAAATTGCAGTCTCTAAAGCTTCAGCAATCTTACCAGCTTTACGACCTGTGTATTCAGCAGCGAAAGCGATTGTATCGTAATTGCTACCTGCAGGCAATGCCTTTTGGAGGTAAACAGTTTCAAGATCTTTCGGACATAAAGTTTCCTGAACTTTGATTTTCCCTACTGTCAAAGTACGCTGAGTGAACTCAGTTGTACCACTTGACTGGAATCCGCAAGAGCTATCATCCTGGAAAAATACATCCGTATCCATACGGTTAACGGTTTGACTAGATTTTACACCTGTCAATACGTTACCCTCTGAAAGGATGAGCTGTTGAGTACGTGCCTCAAACAGCGAAGCACTAACGAGCTGTTGCTCATTTTGTTCTGTGTAAGCCGTAAGGCCTGTAACCAAAAACGCCATCTTTATTTGTTTTTAAATTGTGAAACGAATTGTGAGTAAGATTTTATTTTATCAGCTTTGCTTTCAACACTAACCTTTTTGAAATTGTTAGGAACTTCGGCAGGTGCCTGAGATGGTACATTTACCAAAGTATCTACAAGCTGAATAAGTCCCTGCATTGCTTCGCTTTGTTTACCGAAAGCAATTTTTAACCCCTCATAATCAGACTGTAAAGCAGAAAAGCTTTGCTCACTTGCAGCTATTCGGTTTTCAATTTCAGAAAACTTTGCAGCCATTTTAGCTTTTTCCTCTTCGTCTTTTACCTCCATGTCTTTCCCGCTTTCGATCTCAACACTTACTTCGGGAGCTTCAACTTCTTTCGGTTTGATTTCAGCGATAACACCACCTTCAGCAAGTACGATCTCAGTACCATCTGCTAAAGTGTGAGATCCCGCAGGTGCAGGTGAGCCATCTTCGAGGGTAACTATACCGCCAACCTCTAAAGCTGAAACCATGATCTTAGTACCATCTGCCAAAGTATAACCTGGAGCTGGCATTGTCTCTTCCTGAAAAACAAGTTTTTTAACCTGTGCTAAAAGTTCAATTGGGTTCATCATGCACATACATACGCAAACATCAAAAAACTGGACATTTACAAATGAAAAGTTGATTTTGTACGGTTAATTGTACGTACTCAAAAGCGTACATACATTGTTTTTTATTTACATCTTCATTTTCATTTTCATTTTCCATATGTTCATCATATGATCTACATATGTTTATCATATCTTTTACTTTCTTTCTTTATTTTCTTTCTTTTCTTTCTTTCTTTCTTTATTGCCATTGGCCTCCCTAATAGCCACCCTATTGGCCTCCCCATTTTAATCAACTCAACAACTTTGTAAAAGCTGCTTTTCTTTTTTCATTTATCTCATTGAAATTGAAATACTTAGCGCAGTATGTATGTAATAAAATTCCAAGTTCATTTCGCATCTCTTTATCGTTCACCAGTTCGTTAATATGTTTCAACCAATCATTACTTTTTTTGACATATTTAACGACATCTTCAGGAA